TTTTTGGTTTCCCCCAAACTTCGCAATAAATCATTTTATCATTAGTTTTAAAAACAAAATCAGAACGATAATTTCCTTCTTGTGGAAAAGGCATTACTTCTCGATTATAAATAATATTATTCTCAATTAAAAAATTTGCTACAATTAATTCAAAACTACTCTTATTGTAAAAATTATTTTTATCAATCAAATCATTTTTATCTATGTAATTCATATATTTTCTTAATTCAGACATAGATTTAAAATGTTTATATATATGTTGATGTAAAATTTTTAAGTCTTTATAAATTTCTGTTATAGATGGAAACCTATTATGCTGATTTATAAATTTTTCTATTTGATAAATAATTTTATTTTTATCATCAAAGTATTTTTTAGGAAATACTCCTCGTACCTCTTCATAATTATAACCTAAATTTTCTACAATCTTTTCGATATTAAAATTATTTCTTTTTATAGAATTATATGCAGAACCATAATTAGTTTTAAAATTTTTTAATGTTGAATTTTCTTTTATATATTTATTAATTTCAATCTTTATATTATCAATGTTATCCCAATAACCAATTGCTTTTCTCATAATATGTCCTCACTTTTTCTCCCCACAAACAAATAAAAAAAATAAATAGGGAAGAGTGTGAGGACTCATTTGGTTGGATTATAAGCCCAACCTATCCCTATTTAATAGAGCCAATCATAATAATATTATTGTTTAGATAATTACATTACTCATATACTGCATAAAATTTAAAATCATCTTCATATATATCTGAAATGTATTTTATTTTAATAAAATCCTTAATTAGTGATTTATCTAATAAATGTTCTGTTTTAGGGATTGTTAATCCAAATCCTTTAAAATCAAAAGCAAAATTTCTATCACCAATCCATAAAATTTTACAATATTCTTCTTTGTATTTTTCGATGATTTCTGGTTGAATATCAATAGTCTCCACATCTTTATTTTTAATAATATTAGTAACTTCAATATTATTTTTATTTTCTAATGTTGAATTTTTCTTTGCCATACTATCACCTCAATCCTTTATTTTATTATTATTTATTTATATTTTTACAATTTAAATATCTATCTATCATTTTAATACACATATCGTTCTGACACCATCTAATAAAAGCACATGGTTTATTATCTATATTACAATTCACATTAATTTTTCTACCATTGACTATAAGATTTCCATTTTTACATAAAAATTTATTATCCATAAAATTTCTCCACGAAACAAATTTTTATAAGGGATATTTTTATACCCCTTATAAAATTATATTTTAATTATTAAGCTGTTACAGTAACAAGACAAATATCAGTAAAATTAGTTGTACCATCATTATATGTAGCTTGAATAGTTGCAACTTCTGCTTCTACTGCACCAGTTGCAACAGTTATTAATCCTGTACTTGCTCCAACACTTATATGAGTACCTCCACCTGCTAATTTAGCATATGTACATAAAGATGTTAATGAAATATTTGTATAATTACCACCTCTAATACCTAAAACTGATAATTGCTGAGTAGTAGGTAATGTTCCTGCAGCTGAAACATCAAAAGTTGATGGAGTTACAGCAATTTCTGATACTGCTGTTGCAGCATTTGTATTAGGAATCCATGATACATAAGCATAAACATCTCCACTTGCACAAGTTGTCCCAGCTACTGCTAATGCACTTCCTTGTAATGCTTCTTTACTAACCCCTCCAGCGGATAAATCTAAAGTATAATTACCAGAAACTTGAAAAGATGGTATTTCTACTTCGAAATACTCGACAATAGCTCCAGTATTATCACGAACTTCTGCTATTAATATTAATGTAATTACTGAAGGTGGAACTGTTGTAGATACAGTAACCCTATCAACTACATCCGCATATCTATAAACGACATTAACCGATGAAACTCCTCCTGATGGTACAGTGAAGTTTTTCCCTGATGGAGTTATAACTGCAATAGTTCCATCTGATTTAAATACACTAACATCTCCAATTGGTGTTTCTATTAATGTTCCTACATCTGAAACCAAAGTAATACATTCAGTTTTTACAACAGTAACACTAGCATTCACAATTGAACTACCAGTATTTAGAGATAAAAATTCTTTTGTGAAAATAGCTTGTTCAATATTTACATCTAAATCTCTAGTATGCATATATTTGTAAAGTAAGGGATTATTTATGCCTCCTCTGACATCAGTATTTGACATTTTTAAAGTAAATGCTGAAGTTAAATTTGCTTTACCATAAAATAAAGCTTGATTTGTATTTGGAATCATACCTATTGCATTTGCAACAGAAACCAAAAATGTGTTATTTGCCATATTAAAATTCCTCCTTTTAATTTATATTATATTTGTTTAGAAACTTGAAAAATTTCATTATCTTTCTCAAATTTACCTTTCTCAATTAATATATCTGAATACCTACTTTTATTAGGTATATGTGATATCCAACTTTCTAATTTACCTGTCTTAAATGAAATTTGCCCACTTGAAACTAATGGATGTAATAATTCATAATTTAATAACAAATGAATTCTTTCCATATGTTTTTTAAATTGATAAAATGTTAAAGATTTAAATTCTACACTAGTAATTAATATCTTCATGTATGCACAAAATGAAAACTGTTGTTCTTCAAATGTTGCAGATTCAAAAGATTTATAAAATATTATCAAACTTTCTTCTAAAGTAGGGTCAAATTCATTTACATAATCAATTGAAATGTCATTTTGTTCAAGTATAATTTCACGAATATTATTAAAATCATTTTCATCAAATTGTTTATCTTTTATTTTTATGATAATACGAAAATCATTCATATTTTTTATATCATTCCATGTATCAAAATGACTCATATATAATATTTCTAAACAATTACATCTTGTAATATATTTTAACAATTCTTTTAATTTATCAAGTATTTGTACATCCTTGTTATATTCTTGAGATTGCATTACATGAAGCATAAATTTCAAATATGACATTTTCAAAATTTCTTTATTTGCAATGCTCATTTGATTATAAGTTAAAAGACTTGACATAATTTCATATAATTGTTCATCATCTATTCTTATTGGATAAAAAAGAACTCCTTTATATTCTTGAGGTAATCCTTTTTTATCATTTTCTTTTTTATAATATTGCTTAACTGTATTATTCATAAATTACCCCAAACTTTGAACAGTCATATTAAATGAGTTACCTATATAATTTTTGTTATTAGTTATATTTGATACTGCTCTATCATATCTACTTTTACTCATATCAAAAAACAATTGTCCTAAATCTATAATAGAAATTCCGTTGAGAGCTTCTAATATTTGTTGTTGCATTGTTTCAATTCTTGTTTGATAATTATTAAGTTGGTTGATTTTAGAAAAACAAATAATTTCAAACATAAAACACGCTGTTGCAGTTGTTCTATTTGTTGGGGATAAAAAAGAATTATACAAATGTAGTTTACAGTTTTGTGTTGTAAAACTATCATCTGTAGACCTTTGAAAAAAAATATTATAATTCTCCGAATCAATCTGACCATTCCAAATTAATTGTCCTTTTTCAGCCATAGTTAAATCTGGTTGGTCAAGAGCATCTGCAACAGGATATTTTAATAATTTAAAAATTGTTTGATTATTCTCCATGAGATAAGAAATTATATTATATTGAGCTAATGGTAATGTTTTAAATTTATTATAAGCACTAGTATCAATTACACTCATTAATATACTCCTTTCAAATTTATATCTATACTAACTGATGTACTATCAACCGCATTGGTACAAACAACATGAAGTTTATTAGTTGTATATTTTAATATATTTTTAATTTTAAAACTATTTCCACTTAATATAGTCAAAGTATAATAAGTATTCACCGTCACACCACTTGCTACAACAGTAAATGTATCTGCGTTAAGAACTCCATTTGTATAAGACCCTACTGTATACGTCACTTCCGCAGTTTGCAAAATATCCGTCTGTGTAGGAGATATCACATTAGTTTTAACCACTGGAACAATCGCACTTACAGTAATAACCATATTACTAAATTTAAGTAAATTATCTGTCATTGCACAAGTTATTGTACAACTACCTATCGCTAATAAATGTATATTTCCACTATTATCAACAGTACAAATTAAAGGATTGCTTGAAGTCCATGTCAACGGAACTGTTACTATTTCATTATTTAATTTTACAGTTGCAGATAATGTTTCCATAAATCCAACACTTTGAGTTAAAGTATTCCCTTGATTTATTGCTATAGTATATAAATAGCTACTAATATTTGGTATATTATTCACAATATCATCATCAGGAGAAATATTATCTTTCATTAATATCATTCTAATTATATTTACAGAAGTAGAATCTAAAGTATTTATCCTTTGGAAATTATTGACAAAAGTGCATTTCCAACTTTGTCCACCAAACATAAATCTTTGATTAATTTTACATATCTCTTTTGTCCAATCATTTCCTTGTAAAATAATAGTAGTATGACCGAAAGGTATTATAATATTTGAATTGAAATCAAAATCTGGTCTTCTTATTTGTGAATCAATTATACAAGGTTCAGTATGTAAAACTCCATTTGAATCATAATTGTTTAAGACATTATTACAACGTCTTATAACTGCCGAGGCAGTCGGAAATTTATAGGTGTCTGTATTTGTAGTAATCCAATAATTACTATTAAATGAATATCTTTTACCTAAAGCATAAGCATAATTTACATTTTGAAATATAACATTACGAAAATCATCATTTAATTTTCCTTCTCCAGTGTTTTTATCACCAAGTACGTGGCAAATTCTTACTGTAAAATTACTAGACCAATCTAATTGTCCAAAAGTTTGCTCTTCTTGAATCAAAAAAACATCAGTAGCAAATAAAAATTCATTATCTATTTTAGATTGTAGTATGTTAGCTCCATAAGTTTGATAAGTATTACCATTATAATTAACACTTGTGCTTAGTGCAGTATTGAAACCACTAAGCCGAGGGTCTAAAACTGTTCCCACTAAAGCACCTTCCTTCAAATTTAAAATAATTTTTCATAATAAAATAGGGTAGAGGACTTAAATAAAATTCTCTACCCTTATATTATTAATTAATAAACTGAACCCTTCGCAATCCTCAACCAGTTCTTTCCAGCTGTTGAATTAACAGCATTAGTAAGATAATAATATGAACTATCTTCAAATTGCAATCCTATACTAGTTGTAACAGTACCATCAACTCCTGTTTTTAGAGTTGTATCACCCCATGAACCATTAGTACATGTTTCTGTAGTAACAATAGAATTACCTATTACTCCTGCTATTTTAGCAGTTGCAACAACTGTATCTCCTGTACCATCTACAGCAGTTACTACACTACTAGTGTTTGCTGTAATTGCTGCTACTAATGCTGTTACTGCTTCTGGGGCGGTTACCCCACCACTAACATCTACTGCTATATGCCCTGATGTAATTGTACTATTTGTATCAAATTCATATATATCTGAACCAATAGTTACTAATTGAGTATCAGCCACCACACCTGTAAAAGTAAGTGTACCTACTGCATTAACGGCATTTACGGGTGTAAGTGTTGGAAATGTTAAATAATTTAATTCACTTATACCATTATCAATATAATGTGTCATTGTTTATATCCTCCTTTATATTATTATTGTTTAATTTATTTATTTATATTAAATTTTTGATTTAATATTTTTCTGATGCTGTGAATTCGCTTTCCTTTTGTTTTCTAAGATTATTAATAATATCAATACATTCTAAAATTCTTTTTTGGAATTTACTTTTAGTAAAAGGTTTATGTGGCAAATCAGATAAACCTTCTAATTTATTTAATAGTTCAATATAAAAACCACCATTTAAAAATAATCTATCTCCACAAATCAATTCATGCATTAATTTTTCATACTCATTAAGAAAATCATTTTCATTAGATTCTTTTATTGGAAGTAAACGAAATACTTTTCCAATTAATCTATCATAATAAGATAAAATATCTTCTTCTTGCATAAATCCATTATGTTTTGTTTTTATCACATATTTCACCTCATTAAGTTATGTTAATCCATATTTTTGATTTAATACATCTGTATATACATTCCATGAATAATTTTTCATTTCTTGCATCGCATTTTCACGAATAGAAGTATACCAATTTTCCTTTGCTCTAATTGAATTAGCTTCACTTCCTAAGTGAAAATCAGAATCTGAGAGCAGACGGCGTATATCTAAGAGAAAATTTTGCTCTTTGAATGCCCAACATTGCACTAATAATAAAGATAAAATATTTTCCTCTCTATCTGAAAGAGTTAAATTAAATTTTCCCGTATCATACCATTCAATATTTATATTATCTGTACCAATAGGAGGAATACTTGATAAAGTAACACTATTTGTAATACTATCATATGTACCAGTTACAATTGCTCCACCAACTTGATAACAAAAAAATGCATCTAAAGTTGGTATAGTTGATAGAACAAAATTATTATGAATACCGTCTCCATTAAATAATTCTATAAAGCCTACTGGATTAGTTTTATCTAATAATTTTACTTGTATTATTTTTGGCATTAAAAAGAGTGGTATACTTATATTTAAAAAATTATACATTATTTTAAAAAAATTAATTGGTGAAGTATTATATGCGTTTGTAATTGAGGGGTCATCAAATTGTGAAATTGACCTATTATAAATATTTGAATTTAATGTTGACAAAATCAAATCAACTCCTTCCTTATTATATTAATTTTGTTCTGAACCACTGCACAAGCAGAGCTTGGCGGTTAGCTGGCAAACCTTTTATCTATTAATCATAGCTTTACTTAAATTATCGTCACCCTCTGTTCCATTTATCATGGACATAATATCTAAATCAGATAATTTACTAAGTAAATTAATTTTATTTGGGTCTCTAAAACTAATATCTTCACCTCTAACCCATTCAGAAACAAACTTATCTATTATCATTTTTTGATATTTTAAATTTGATTTGTTAAACATATCTTCAAGTTGTTTAATGTCTAAATTTTGTATTTTGTTTATTGTTTTATAATCAATAAATTTTTCGTGACATTCTACTAAATCAGGGAATACATTTTCAATGATATCCCAATCTTCTATTATAAAATATCCTTTTTCTGCAAACTTTTGATTTAATCTTACTATATTTTCTACATCAATTACTCTCTTTTTAAATGTACTTCCATATTTTCTTATAGTTATTAAATTACCATTATCATCTATTTTTAAATTTAATTCTAAACCATCATACATATTCCTAAGAGATATTAGTTTATTAGGGTCATATTCAAATTTGGATTTAGTTTCATTTTTAATTCCAATATTATTTTTTACTTCAGATTCTATTGATGATTTATCTTTTAAAGATTCATTTTCTTTTTTTAATGTTTCATTTTGTTCTTTCATACCATTTAATTGTTCTTGAAATGATAACATCATTTTCATTAGTTCACTATTATCATTAGCTGAGTTTAAAGTAGAAGTAGAAGTATCTAATTTTACCTCAATCTCTTTTGTTTCAATTTTATTATCTAATTTTTCAATTTCAGTTTTTTTTATATAAGCCATTTTTCATTACCTTCCTTTTTTCATTATATTATTTTAGTTACTAGTAAATCTTTTTCTTTTATATTCCTTAATTCTCCAAAATCATAATCAAATTTACCTTGATTATTTATAACTTTTAAATTATCAATATCGAATTTTTCTTCGTTTTTTCTCTTTAAAGGTATAAATGGAATAAGAGACTATATATCAGAAATATAGTCTCTTATATTAAAATATTTAAGCTTGCAATTCTAAATATTAACCATTATTTAACTAATTAGGCATTCAAATCTAAGATTCCATAGATTGCTGCCGAAGCCACTTTAGCGTCATACATATTCTGAACACTAACTACCATCTGTCCATCAGCAGTACTTAATGCATCCTCTTCTCTTGTAATTGCTTCACCTTCGAAAATTAATTTTACAGGGTTATCAGTATCAAGACTAAAGAAGTATATTCTAGTATCATCAATACCAAAAGTTAATGTAGTATTAACTGTACCAGGAACAAGAATCTGAGGAACTTCTAATAGATTAACCTGTTTGTATCTTCCAAGGTAACCCATTGCAGCATACTCTCCACCAAGTTCCATTTTCAGGAAGTCGTTAGAAGGAAGTACACTAGAAAGTGCTAACATTGTCCCCATTGCATAAACAGGAATATTACCATTAGCTGCTTTAACTCTCTGAGCAATACTTATAAATGCTGAATCCGAAAATCCTGCTATTTGTAAAGGAGTAGGCAATGAAGCATATGAACTATCAATCTGGTCATATACTAACTTAGTTATATCAGTAGTAAATGACAAACCTACTCTATATAACCATTCACCTAAATCATATCTTCCTGATACTAACTGATACCAATCTAATCCAATTGTAATATCATGATTTACTGGATTTACAGCAATATCTTCAGAATACAATCTTTGAATTGCTCCTCTTTTTATACCTTTACCAATTTTATTAACAGTAAAGATATCTTTAGATGCAACTTTAAAATGTTGAGTATCACCCCAACCTATATTCCTAACATCTGCTATTTGCATAAACATATAGTTAACAGTAGCTGTAATAATAGGTGGTAAAGCTTGTGAAATTACTCCAAAGAATTTAGAAGAAAATATTGGATTCTGTCTATTTCTTGGAGATTTTAAAGTTTCTACATCATTAGATATATTAGCTTCTTTTGATGCATAAGCTAATAACTTTTCTATAACAAGTTTGTTATCATCCATATAATCTTTATTTTCTGTAAAACCAGAAAACATTCTATTTCTTCCTTCTACTATATGACTTCCTATTGTTGAACCCACTGGTAAATTAGCTTTATGTACAGAATATATTTTTTGCTGACCAAGTTCAATTAAAGATTCAACTAAATCTTTTTCTGTTTCATTTGCATACTTTGTCTTATCTGGTGCTGTGAAAAATTTGAAACTCATGTGTTCTTCCTCCTTATTATTTTAATATTAAGCAGCGACTACTTTTAATCTATATCCTGCTACGTTTGTTTTACCTACTGAAAATACCCAAGTACTTACTACATAACAAACTAATCTACTTGCTGCAGCTATAGTAGCTCTTGTTGCATTAGATGCTGTAAAAAGAGCAGTACCATTAGTTGCTCCAACAAACTGAGTTACTGTAGGTAAAGATGTGAATGCTGTAGCAGAAACTGCAAATTCATCACCTACTACAAGCTGTCTTGCTTTTGCAGGAACTGTGGCAGGAACATAATTATTTCTTGGGTCAACAGTATCAACCCTAAATTCTCCACCTATTCTTGCAACTTCTCCTGAATCAACTACCAAAATAATATCGGTAGCCACTGCTGCACCAGGTACAGTACCTACATAATTAATTAAATCATTAACTCCATATGTAGTAGTTGCAGGTACAGTTTCTATAACCAAATTACCATTATCTAAATCTGTTGCTGAAGTTATAGTTCTGTCATAACTTACTGTATCCTGTGATGCCATTCTTAGTGGCTGAAATATGATATGTGTATTAATTGCCATTTTTATTTCCTCCTATTAATTTATATTATTATTGTTGTTACTTACTTTTATTAATTTATATTATTACTTACTTTCTCTCAATCTTTCGATTGCACTTTTTGACTTTTTGATTTCAGGTTTATTTACAAAACCAACTTGAATATGAGAATTATCTTTATTAAATTGTTTTTCTTTAAAAGCAAACATCAATTCTTTTTCAAAAACTACTACATCTTCAAACGTTTTTGATTTTGTTGACCAATCTTGGATTTCTTCAGTAGACATTGAATATAATTTAGAATACTTTGATACAATTTCATCAAATTGAACAGCTTTATATTTCTTCAATTCTTCCATTGTTTTAAGTTTTTCATCTTCCATAGTCTTAATTTTTTCTTCCAAGCTTTTCTTTTCTTCATCAAAAGCCTTTTTAGTTTCATCCATTTCAAGTTTCTTGGCTTCACATTCTAATTTTTCAGTTTCCATAACCTGTTTCTCTTCATCAAATGCTTTTTTATCCTCGTCAAAAGCTTTTTTGGTATCATTAAATTTTTTTTCTTCATCCAAGGTTTTTTCTTCCATTCCTATTAGAGATTCAAATACTTTACCCATTTCTTCATGACATCCAAACTCTTTCTTTTTAATATCATCTTCGTTTCCATCATTTTCATCGTTATCATATTGACATAAAAGTTTAGCATCTTTAGCTTTACCTTCATCCATAACAACTCTGTCATCAGTAATAGAATAAGGAACAGTTACTATCTTTTTACCTTTTATATCATAAGCACAAAGATTTTTTTCATCATATCCCATTACTTTATATTTCTTTTCGTTTTCTAGGGTTTTAACTTTATCTTTCAAAACATCGTCCTCCTTTTTAGTGTATTTAATATGTTCATCAAAAAGATATTCAAAATCTTTTTGAGATAATCCAAAATCTTTGAAGTTTTTCATATCTAGACCTAATGCTTTATAATGTTTCTTTAAATGATTAATTGGTGCTCCTTTTATTCCTTGTGCTCTTGCTCTAGATAAAGCAGCTTGACAACCTCTAATATGTACTACTAATGTATCACCAACTACATGATGATGAGGATAATGTACATCATTTATAGATAAATCGCTTGAATTATCTTCATCAATCATTAAATATGCTTCTTTAACTAAACTTGCATGATTACTAGCTTTAAGAAGTTTATTTAACATAGTTGCACCTGGGTCAGACCATGCTCCATTAACAGCAGATTCTTTACTATTTTTTATTGTTATAGAAGATGATTTACCTAAATCCTCACCTACAGAAAACTCTTTTTTCACAACCTTATCTTCCTCCTTTATTTCTTCAACATGAATGTCAGATATATCAGATGTATTTTTTAATATTAAAGTTTTATCTTGAAATTTATAATCAAAAGTTTTTTGTAAAAAATCTTTCATTGCTTTACCACCCAACAACATCACTAAAGCTTGTTTTGCGTTATTTTCAATATCACTTTCAAATTCATCTATTTTCTTTAATATTTCTTCACCTTGTTCTATTGAAATTTGATGGTTAACTAATAAATCCCTTGCAGTAATTGCTGTTGTAATTTGTTCTGTAGTATTCATTGGATAATCTTTCATAATCTCCATTTGATTTTTAATTATTTCTTTTATATCATTAGGTATCATTATTAATTGATTATTTTTAATTTTCAGTTCATCTTCAATTTTATTATCAGTTTTATTTAATGCAAACGATAATGATTTACTAAAATTATTGAGATTCTTTTGTGAAAATTGCATTAAATCTAAATGAGCACCAGGAATTCCTTCTGAAATTTTTTCACCTAAAAGTGTAGTACCTAATAAAGTAAAATCTTCAATTATCTCAATATTTCCATCCATATAACTACTATTAACTTTAATTTCAACTGATATTTTTTTAGTTTTAATATTTTCAAGCATCTTTTTTATTTGATGATTATAATTAGTAAAAATATATCCAGTATAAGTTAACCATTTCTTACCATTTAATTCTTCTATTTCAATTTTTGAATCTAATGGAATAATTCCAATAATTCTCTCACCTTTTTGAAAATCATAATAATATTCATTTGTTTCAGTATCATATTTCAATTCAAGTTCATGTCCAAGAACATCATTTTTCTTTTCATCAAATTGTGCAAGTATAGGAGTATTAATTACTCCACCTAATGCTTTTATAATTGATTCAATAGTAAAAGAAGAATCATTTCTATTAAGTCCTTCAGCAACTGCATATAATTTTACAGACATTAATCTTTCATCTTTGTTTATATTTTGGATGTTAAAAAAATGTATTGGTAAAGATATAATTTTATCTGCCAAAATATCGCCTCCTTTCTTTAATATTTATAAATATTTTATAAATTTAAAATTCGTATGTATTGTCCCATAACTTTTGATACAATGCATCATTACCAATTAAAGCTAATTCATCATTAATTGCCATAAATTCAGTTTCTTCTGATTCCTGAATTTTTAAAAATTTTTCTGCTAATAATAAAGTAATCCCATCACTAGTATCTTTAGCTTTATCATACACTTCTTGCCAAATTTCAGTTGTTTGATATTCTAAATTTAAAGCACTTCTAAATGCAAATACTAAATCACTATAATCTCCAATAACTTCAGGTATTGGACTTAATATTGCATGAGCATTTCTTTTTTGTATGTAATCCCATACTTTTTTAAAATGACTTTGCTCTTCTTCTATTTGTTTAGCACAAAAATTAGCTGAGTTTTTAAACCCTTTTACACTTAAATGATTATTTAACGTAGCATAAAATAAGCTATTTCTAGTTTCATGAACTGCATTTCTAATCAATAATGCTAATATTTCATCAGACAATCTACTCAAATTATCACTCCCTTTACTATTCCTATTAATTTTAATTTTCAACCTCATATCCCATGTCTTCTAATTGCTCAATTAATTCTTCAATTTTTTCTTCATCTAAATTCTCAACAAAAGAATATAATTTTGCCTCAGACGTATTACTACCTGACTCTGCACTTGAAGCTGAACCTTCACTAGTCATATCATCTGGACTTTTAGAAGGTCTTCCATTAGGTTTTTCATCTTTTTTACTCATTTGAAAAGCAGAAAGGGTTGGTTGTAATCTATCATATATTCCATAAGAATCAATCAAATCCATATTCCCGATAGCAGTATTTACATCTTGATTAAAAAATGATAAATATTGAGGATACAAATTTTTATTACCTGATGCTAATGCTTTTTCTAATGAAGCAAGCAAATCCTTATCTCCAAATCTATCTCCTTCTACTATTATTGTAAAATCATTTTTGTATTTTTTATTTTTTACACAAACTCTTAAAAAACAATTAATTTGACTATAAATTTTATCTATAAATCCTGTTTCTAAAATTTGTGTCGTTTTGACCATAGAAATATTAGGTTTGTTTGTCGTACTAAGTAATCCAGTTACTGCTGATTGACTATAGAAATTTTGAATACTATCACCAACGATTGAATTTTTTGATGCTACACTATCAAATGTATGTACATTAAAATTATCAAAAGGAGCAGCAATAAAATCAACACTTTGAGGTAATATTTGTTGAATAATATTTTGATATAATTGTATTAAATCAGGACTTACCGCAGTATCATTTACATATGACCCTGATTTATTTTCTTTAGTCAAAGGAACAGTTGCTGTCATTATCTGTTTTAAAGGTATTGCCATTAATTCTTGTTCAAGTAACTTATAAGAATTTAATTCATTTGCATCTAAAAACATAGAAGATAGGGGAGGAATGACTTCAGCAATAGAATCATCTATACTAAAAATCCATCCGTATTCAGGAGGTATCTGTTTCCAAAAATACCAATTTTTATCTTCATAATAAGCCATTACATCTGGTGGTAATTCTTTTGATACATCTAATTTTTTAGTATCTTGATTACAATATCCATAAAATTCTGCTAAATATTCTTTAAATATTGGAGCAAACCAATCAGGACTTACTCCTGGTTGTAAAAAATAAAACATATTAAAACTATATTGCCATCCTATATCTGTTCTATGTACAACTTTTACCCAATCTGAAGGCATAGGTTGAAGAAAATTTATATTATCTTCTTCTCTTAAATACCAAAATGTTTTTCCTTCAATCATAGATTGTAATACTATATTCCTAAAAGTTCTTTCTATATCTAGACTTTTTTTCCATTTTACTAATTGCTCATATTCTTTTTGTAACCCTTTTTTATTATTAACTTTGTCCGTATCAATATAATTCCTATATGTTAATATATCAGGATACATATTATTCATTTTCATTATAGGAGCAACTGTATTATGGAAATATCGAGATGCTTTTCTTAATCCTAATTCATTAGTTGATAATGCTCTAAGCATTTCTTCTAATTGTTCTCTTGTATATCTTTGACCAATAGTTTTTATTTGTTTAAGTCTTTGATTTTGAACATAAGGATTTGTAGCAAAAGCTTTTCCCCAAGCATTAATCCAATCCATATTGCCTTTTAAAGAATAATTAACTAAACTATCCCATTTCTGAGATACTTCAGAAATAGAAGTATTATTAATTGGTGTTGATATAGCTTCTTGATTTTTATTTTCTATTGCATTAACGTTTGTTATTATTTTATTTTTTTTAGTTGCCAATAAATACACATCCTTTCTGAAATTTAGTTGTTTTTATTCAATTCAGCTTTTACACTATCTAAAATAGTATTTAATCTATTCAAAGCTTCTTGTTTTATATCTTCATAACTTTCTTTTATAAAATTGTTAGATTTAGATTTAATTTGATTCTCATTATTTAATTCATTCAACTCAGAACAAAGTAAATCTTTTTTAAACCAATCTTTAATTATAAAAGGTAAGTTATCAAAATTCTTAAAATTATTTTCTGATATCTCTTTTATGAAAATTTGTTCATCATTAAATATTATCTTCTTTAATTTGTTTGTAATTTGTTTTTTATTTAATTGAGTGTGAAGATAATATTGATTCTTATCAATACAAAAACTACCCAACTCACAGATTTTATCTATGAGTTGAGATGATTTATTTTTATTATCCTTATTATCTTCAATTAAATCAAATTGTATTAAATATACCATTTAATTTATACCTACCTTCTAAATGGATTTGTACCACCTGTTCCGAATCCTTGGAATCTATTGTTGGAGTTAAATCTAGTTGTGTTGGTTGAATTGCCTGAACCTACAGCTATTAATTTAGAGTAGTCAGTTGCATTATTTTTATTTTGTAATTGTGATTCTAACATTCTTACATAATATAAACCGTATAATAAACTATATATTCTATCTTTTCTTTTCCCAACCATTTCATTAAGTTTAATAAATCCACCTTTATATTCTTTTTCAAGATTGATAGATTCTGTTATCAATCTTGTACAATTACCATATAGTGCCATTAATCTCGCTTGGTCAAAGGATTCTAATTTCATATAATTATGTTGTTCTACTAAATATTCTTTTGCTTTAATTTCACCAACTGGCAATTTAATTTTTTTCTTTTCAAATTGTGCTTTTGCATATACATACATTTGATGCATAGTTTCAGTAGCACTTCCTCCAGCGACTTTAACTGAATAAATAATTGGAAGAGCTTTTTTATCTATTGCTCTAATTTGCATTGATTCATCATTCATACTCATCCAAGCAGGATATTCTACTCCTCTTTCAGCATCAATTATTATCCTTGTGCAATCATCATACACACCTAACCCATTACCTGCACAATCCATTACACAATAATCACACTCAAAATCATAAAATAATTGCTTTAATCTTAAAGATTGAAGAGAAGTATTTTCACCATTTGCAACTTCCAAATATCCAACAATTTTTACATACTCATTTCCATTTGGCAATAATCTTATAAGAGTAAAAGAAGTATTATCATTTTTTTTCCCCATCATAAGAGCAATATCCATAGATAATATTCTAATTTCATTTTCTTTTTTTGCTTGATAAAACTTACTTTTTCTTCTATCTCCTTTAAATTGTATAAATTCTTCAGTAGTTAATGGCATCATTGGTTTTAAAATTTCTCTACATTTATTCATTTCATCAAATTTAAAATATGCTTTATCAGATTCTCCGAAAGGTAAACAGCCCATTTCCATAGAGAATGAAATTTCGTCAAAATCTTCTTCTTCCATTTCATCCATCATACGTTGTCTATCTATAATTCCATGTTTAATACCTAATTGATATGGAAATCCACAAGTAAAATATTTTTTACAATTTACCATTGCATCTTTAAATGCTAAAAACTTTTCATATGCCCATTCTGCTTTTAAACCAATAGAAGATAAATATATTTCCGTATTTGGTTCTTGCATTCCTTTATATTTTTCATATTTTAAATATCCAGGTGCTCTTCTTGATGTTAAAAATTTACGAAGTACTTTTTTTATAATGTTATCATCAACTAGCCTAAATTCATCTACAACAAGCACATTTGCTCTGGCACTTCTAGCTGAGTCCTTTGCTGTCACAATTTTTATCCAACTTGAATTATGAAATTTGACAATTGGATTATTTGCTCCTGTTTTTAAATCAGAAATTTCTCTTGCTACATTTGGACAATTATCATAAAATCCTTGTATTTTTTCACTAATAATATTTAAACTAGCACTTCTATTTTGTGCAGCAATACATACTTTTGTGCCTGGAAATAATATACACCTAACAACACAATAAAGAGCAGTAAGGTGTGATTTACCTAATCCTCTCGATGCCCACCATAGAAAATAATCATTATTAAACATTAAAAATAATAATATTTTTTGAAATAATGAAAAAGGAGTTATTTGTAAATATTCAGATACAAATCTATGTGGATTTGACCTCCAATATGCAATCCATTTTTTAAATCCATTTAGAAATTTTTCTTGTTTCATCATTAAATCTGTCTGTTTATTATTATTTTTACGTTGTTCAAAAACATTATCTTTAACACTATTTTTCTTTTCAGAAGATTCAAAATTTGCATGTGAAGTCATTAATCATCACCATCTTCTTCTTCTTCTGATTCATCATTTTCGTTATATTCAAAATCATCTTCAGATTCATCAAAATTAATAGTATGAGTTAATAGTTCTTCATCATACTCTTGACTATACTCATTATCTAATCCAAGTATTTTACACATATGACCCAAAAACCAAACTCTAATATATTTTTTAAAGCCATCAACATCTTTTAACTCTTCATCTGGTTCGGGAAATGGTTCTTCATTTTCAAATTTTTTTATCCATGTACCAAGAGTATTAAATTCTGCACTCATAGCTGCTGATTCTTGAATAGGCTTTAACGCACTATTTCCCATTAAATCACCTAAAGTTTTTAATTCTTTGTCTACTGGCTGACCAGACTCTTGTTTTTTATTAATTGTTAATTGTTGATGACAAATATATTTAATATTAACTTCCATAGCTTTACTTGATACATCATATCTT